TCTTTCTTAACCGTTCTCTCTACCGACTCTACTGCTGCATCGGCGGTCCATTCTATCACTTGTGACACTAGCGCAGACACAAAGTTGACGGCGGTGCCATCATTTATGTCTTCTATAACTGCTGGCGTGAATGTGATGCCACTAATCGCGTTGCCGCTGGTGGGCTTGAATGATGTGTTGGTGACGGTGTGAACAGGGTTGCCAGTTTCACTAGCGAAGGTGAAAGTGCTTCCGCTGACTACGACGCCAACGAGACTGCTGGCGTCCAGGTCCATGCTGCTGCTGGTGTCGCCGACGGTTCCGCTGACCAGCGGCGACCCCTCAAGCAGTGTTCCAAAGCCAAGCTGACCCTCATCCCCGCGGATGTAAGTTGTCATGCTATTATGCTCCTATTATGGGCTGAACGAGCTGGTGACTTTGTAGGTGTACGTTGCGCTAACGAGATCATCGCCCTCAGGGCTTGTGATGCTCTTATTAATCGGGAAGCAGCTGCCGCTCAATCCGTATCCGCTGTCTGTATCCAGTACGACGATAAATGCCGATGCTGTTGGGAACCCACCAAAGATGCCGTTAAGCGTGGCAAGCTGGCATGCGTCCGTTCTATCGAAGCGTGCATTGACCACAATCTCACCACCTTCTGCCAATCCACCTTGGTATGTCTTAGCACTCTGTCCCTTCACGGTGTTCTCAATGCTTCCGGCAGATGGTCCAATGGTGATGGATAGCACCCCTGCCATTGTCTCGCCGTTCCAAGTGAAAGTACCCTTAGTTCCAGGTATAAATGTCATTCGTTATTCCTCTTATTATGGTCTCGTTTCTTCCAAAATGAATGAGACCGTTATGTTTTGCTGCGCCCATTCTTCTTCGTTGGGAACGCTAACAGGGCCGGAAGGCGCTCCAAAGTAGTGGTTATTCAAAGATGCGCTAGTAAACACATCCCTGATGCTGTCTGCTATCAACGACCCACTGACTGTCCCTGTGCCCCTTGGCACGTATACATTGACTGATGCAAAGCCGGTTACGAGGTTCTTGCCGCTAGGGCTCTTTGTCTCGTAGCGAGCCGGTCCATACTGAACATCAAAGTCAATCCACGGGATGCTACCACTATCTAACTTTCTGCTTTCGTTGGGGTACAAGACCTGAACTTCTGGCCTTCGTGCTGCCCAACTGGATGAAAAATAAGTTTCTATCGCCGCACGACTTCCGGACACGCTCATTTTACTTCTCTTTCTACCTTGCGGGCTACCTTATTGACTATTTCTTGCCTCTTCATGACAGTCTTGCGTACCATGGCGTGTGCTTGGCGCCGAGGACCACCGTACTCAAGTACGCGAATGTAGGGCACCTCATTGGTAAGTGTATCGTTGCCCTCTTTCTTCCATCCACTGCGCGCCCTACCAGTTCGAAATGGAGTTTCTGCCTTAACATTCTTCAGCATCTCGTCGCGTGAGCCTTCTATAAGCGCATCCATGCGCTTACTGAGGACTGCTTGTAGTTGCGGAATGTTGTATGTGGCCACTTACTGTGTCCCCGATAGTGTCAAAGTATACAGAACGTCTGTATCCTGTAGTGCTACTATTGCTACGCTTTTTATGTCGTAGGTGCGTCCACCAATGATAAGCTTGTCGTCCGTAGTAGGTTGAAAGCTCGATGCATCTGCCGACACTATTACTCTTCGGTCAAATGGGCGCTCGTTACCTAGTGCTAACTCACTTGCGGTGAGTTCATCATCAATAAAGTTGACCGCAGCGGTGGCTGTGCTCAAAATAACCTTGCCGCCTGGCTCTCTGCCCGTTTGCGTCACTCGTTGTATTGTACCTGTTGACCCAAACGTATTTAGCAGGGTTGTAGGGATCTTCTTCAAGCTGTCTACAAGAGCCATTGTTAACTCCTGTAAACTGGTACATAATTGAAACCTGAGCTCTCAAGATAGTCGGTGAGTAGTCGTACCACTTGGTCAGGCAGTTTTCCTGATGCGGCGTTTCTAAACTTAACGCTCAGTGGTCCTACGCTTACCTGCTCATAGTCACCACTCACATTTTCTGTAAGGGTAACCGCACTTTCTAACAGGCTATACGCAAACTCCATCTGCGCATCTTTCACCTGTTGTGGTATTTCGTCAACACTGATGATGTAGCCGTCGCGGTCATTGAGACCATAACGAGGCCAAGCCAATGCTTGGTCTTCATCCACTCTGGTGCCGATAAAGTACTCTTGGTCTATTCTCTTTGCTGCCGTTATAAGTGCACTCTCTTGGCTTTCGCTTGTCGCTGACTGCCAAGACGAGCTAACGAACCGGGTAGCAAAATAGTCTAGCGCCTCCAGGTGCGTTACATACGAGTTCGATGTAGTGCCGCCTACCGTTGCCGTAATGCTCATTGCCTACCTCTATTGTGCCAAGGGGCAGCTACTATGCTGCCCCTGTTATGCTATCGGCTATTAGATGCTACCACCAGCGTCAATAATCTGCACGTGGTTGCTACGGAGTACTGTTACTCCAAACAGTATGCCTAAATCAATCCTTGTCTGGTAGTCTTGCTGCGACACGGTCATGGTCACAGGGAATCCCGACAGAGGGTCAATAACAGTCATAGTGCCCACGCCAGCGTTTGCTGGTCGTACTGCGACACCCAAACCTGCTTGCTGTATCGCGAGGTTTGCGCTACCGCTAGTGTAGCTAGGTGCGTAGTAGGTCTTAAAGACGTCGAAGCCAAATAGGCCTGCGTTAATAAGCCCGCGCCTCAGTGTCTCATTCGTTCCTGCCTCATTTTGGCGAGTCAGGTTCGGGTTCGACAGGAGGTTATAGGTCTCAGCAGTGCCCAAGTATAGGCTACGGCCGTTTGGTCGTGCCTTAGCGTCATCCAGCGCCTTTGCTGCTGTCAAAATAGGCGAGAACGAGCTGGACAATAGGTCCAAGCTACCGGTCTGGTTCGCACTATCCCAGGTACTAATGTGAGTTCCGCCTGAAACAGCAGACTGCCAAAGCTTCAACTGAAAATCGCCCATAAGGCTTTCCATTGCTTCGGCCACTTGCTGTTGAAAGAACTGCGGGTACTTGGAGACTTCCAAACGCTGCTTGTGCGTAAGCGTCCAATCCACCTTTCTCCACTGGTTCAAGGTCAACTGCACCTTCGTAGGCGTTATTTCCTCACCCTGGCTACCTGATGCGTTAGGGTTGACATCCTTTGCGGTCAAGCTAACAGGGAACACTGCGTCAATAGTTTGAAACGGGTCTGCTGCCTCTGGGCTAAAGTCGGTTACGACTGAACTAAAGATAGGTCCAAAGCCGCGCAACGCGTCCAAGACTACTGGTCCGCCGAGTTGTGTCAGGACTGTAAAGTCACTTGCCATGTTTTATTCCTCTTAAAGTGTTATTGTGTGTAAATGAGGCTGCCGTCGTCTTTCTGTATAAACTTGCCACCAGCAGTACTTTTTGTCTTACTGGTTGGTGTTGCTCCACCACCGGTGGTGCCGGCTCCCTCAAAAGCGGCGCCCCAGATCTTGTCATCTCGTAGTGTTACGACATAATCTTCAATGCCTGCCAAGTCATCTGCTGACTTCCAGCCTTTCTTCATCATTGGCTTTCCGTCTTTGTCCTTAATGATGACTTGTCCATCTTCACCAAGGTCTGCGACCTCTCGTATGTGTGGCATCAAAAGCTCTGGCTTGCCCTTATACTTTGCGATAGCTGCATGTGCTGCGTCCGTGATCTTGTATTGCCGTATCTGCCCTACCAGAGCATCACGCTCCTGGGACATTTCGGCTATCCGCTGTTCAAACTTGGTTTCACTTTCCTTCAACACCTTCTCGTAGTTACCGGTCTCAAGGTCATACTTGCGTTCAAGCTCGTTTGCCTTCTTGACTTTCTCGTAGAGGTTGTCCAAGTCTTCAATCCCCATCCCTTTTAACTCTTTTGCTAACATGCTGAGCTTCTTGTTGCCTTCGCGCTCTGCTGTGAGTGCGTTACTCAATCGCTCAACTTCGGGATGGCTCTTCACTTCTGCATCTAATACATAAGTGCTGTTTGGTCCCTCCTTATAATGCTCTTGCAGGGACGCATCCATACTCTCAAACGCTTCCGCGTCAACTACCGACTTCAACATAGGCTTCACTCCTAACAGGCATCACGCCCGATTTGTTTTGTGCTGCAGCGTCACGCTTGCAGCACCGTTTATAAGTAGCAGTTACGGTGCCGTAACGGCCGGTGTTATTCGGTCTTCCGGTCCAGCGCTATCATCTAGCACCGGCTCCACTTCATCTTCTATAGGGAGCCGACTGCTCATAGTAAGAGTGGCTTCCTCTGTATCTTCAAACTGCGTCAAGTATTGTAGTGCCTTGTTCACACTTGTCTCAATCTCCTGTGATAGTGAGTTGACAAACGCATCATCAATGCTCGCGTCAATGCTCTTTGCTCTTGCCGTCTCCTGTGCCATCGTTTGCTCATCTTCGACAAACGCGAGCCCCATCAGTCCCATCTCACTTCTAATAGCCTTTCTAATCTCAAGGCCCAACTCCACACCCTTGCCATCGCCAGCCTTATACTCTGCCTTAGCATTGGGGTCAGGTAAGGCTAATGCTGCATTAGCTCCAACCCTTACCTTGCTCAACTCTGTCGGGTCGACACCAGTTACTACTAGTGTAGGGTACGAGGTCATGTGATGAGCGTGCCGCATGTCACTTGTAACGAGATAGTAGTCAAGACAACTATAACCCAACTCCATAAACAGTGGCCTGCTCTCCAAGTAGCCTACTTCTCTAAAGTTGACACTGATAACTGGTATCTCTGCCACTCCTACTATTACTTCCGGTTCCTGGTATAGCACTATCTTCTCATTAGCACCCTTGCGCCACACTTCATAGGTTACGACGCCTTCGCTCTGTCTCAACACTCTATACTGGACTATAGCATTTTGCTTAAACCCTTCTCTCTCATACACCACTTCCCTCCACACAAACAGCGTCAATAGGGTTCGTCCTCCCCTAACCTCATAGTCAAAGTTGGTCACATTGTCTAATGGGATGTTCACAAAATAAGGGCGAACACCAGCACTCTGGCGTTGCCCTCTTGTTGGGTTTCCTTCAACTGGCGGATAGTCTACATAAATGAAGCTCTGACCTGCTATCGCCGCATCACGTGCTACTCTCTCAATAAACACAAACCCGTTCGTCCCCGCATTATCAATGTCGTCCCATAACTCTAACACTCGCTCGTTTGCCACTAGCTCCGGTGCCACCCTAAACATCTTGCCTATCGCTCCATCCACAACCGGGTTCAACACGTCCGTCCAACATGGGATAGCAGCTCGAGCCGCAAACGCCGCATTACTCTCTCCATCAAACTGATGCAAATAGCCTTGCATTGTCGGCCATCCACTCTCCACATCCCGTATCACATGTAACTCATACTGCATCGCCGAGACTTTCGGTGACAGGCTCTCCGGGCTATCCTTCTGCTCATGCTGGATAGGCACGCCCAAGTTGCTTATGTCCACACGCCTCCAATAGTTTTGTTCATAGCCATCTTGTACCTTCATGTATTTTTCCTCACACTAATAGTGGATTTTCTATAACTGCCAATGACTTCTTAAACAGGTTGCTGACATTCCATAGCATGTAACCGAGTGCATCATTCATGTGGTCAAGCCCGCCGCTCTTATCCGGCTCCCCGCTGTCATTGTACACCTGACCCTCTAACGATTTTATCAGCGCAGTTGCACGCGGGTGTATCTTCAAGCGCGTTGTGTCATCGGCCGTCCTCAAGTTACTTTCCACATTGTTTATTCTATCATTGACCGGCGGCTGGGCGTTCGGCCCCTTACATTTTATGTTATACTTCTCAAGTATCTGCCAATCGGTCTTGCCCTTACTGGTTCTAAACTGCCCACTCGGGTCAGGGTGACCTATCAATCTCCGGTCAGCGTACTTCACCTTCAAGTAGGCAGCTAACTTTTCTGTGTTGCTCTCATGTAGCTCGATAGCATCCAACACTTGCACTTCATCTATTACCTTCTGCGCCACCACTGCACTCATTGGATGGACGTTAAAGTCAATCCCAATGTGCAGGTCTCCACCTCTATCCTCTATCGTATTATCAATGTTATGCGGCCCAAACATACTATACACCGCACCAAACACGCTCTCGAAGCTTGCCTCGTATTCCTGTCTAAAGAACTTCGGGTGGCTGATAGCCTTCACCCCCTCTAAAAAGTCCTCTGTTACTCGTCCGCCATCTAAACTACTATAGCGCCAACTCGCCCATGCCTGCTTGTCAGGGTTCTGCCCCATCAGGTATAGGTCATAAGCCCAGTTGTGACCTGCTGGTGTTCCAATAAACAGAGCCCGCCCATTTCTATCTGCCAATGTCGGCCAGATGATAGCTTCCCATACTTCCTTTCCATTCAGCCAGCTAGCGAACTCATCACATACACAAAAGTCTATTCCTAACCCTCGTATTGCTTCCGGTTCCTCTGTTCCCATAAACTGGATAGTGGAGCCGGACCTCAAAGTAATACGCAACTCACTGGTGTTTACATCAGCTACATGTGTTCGGTCTAAGCTGTCTATTAGAGGTAGCCACACATTTCGTTTTGCTTGTCCAATAGTCTTAGCAAAGTAATAAACCCGCTGGTTAACCTTACTCCCAGCTACATAGCATTCCGTAAACGCTAGATAGCTCTTACCGAACCTTCTCCCTGCTACTACCACTCTGTATTGGGACGTGTTCAAAAAGATGTTACTTTGTGGTGGCGATAGTGTTATGTTCATACTTGTAGTCCTGGCTGCGCAAAATCCTGAAGGTCAGGTTGCGCAGTACAGGGGAGTGCACGCCGCTTAAGACCTGACCCGACCGTTTCTTATGCTCCCCCGCTGTTACTACCACTAACTGCTCTCTCGGTAACATTTATTTCAATCGGCTCAGCCTTGTGCAGTATTACTTGCTT